AGTGCGTCAGAGGATGGCATAGAACCGTCACGGGCCTCGTTGAGTCCTGTAACGTCCCTGATCATAGACAGGTAATGGTTGTATGTACCGATCAAGCTAGAAATCTTAGCCTGACCAGAGTTAGAGTTTAGCTCTTGAATTGGAACACGTGCATTGTTGAACTCACCGTCAGAGGTGTAGCTTCTACCGATAACACTACCAGTCTGGAAGTACATGCGTAGAGCGTCCTCTGGGTTGTAAGCGGCACCATTGCCTAGGTCAACGTCGGTAAGTCCGTCAGCATCGATGAATACACCATCTGGGACGATCTTAGTAAGGACCTGTTGCAGCTTAAGGTGAGTCATTTGAATCAGGTCGGCGAATGATATCATCCTGCGTACCAATGACTCGACAACGCCCTTGTACAAGCGTGGAGCACACATCACGTAGTTAGAGTATGCGTACTGAGACGCAGACTTTGGCCTTACCATGTTCTTGGAAAGTTCCCACTTGATCAAGTGGTTCGATCCCATCACAAGGATACCCTCGTACCAAACGTCAATTCTCTTCTCTACCTTCTCGAACCTGTCCTCTGGAGTTACCTCTGGATTAAAGTTCTCGTCCTTGCGGATAACACGCTCTCCTCCGTTGTCCAAGAACTTCTTCTTGTATACGAATTTTTTGTCTGTCTTGTAGTTGAAATAAAGAAGCGTAACATTGTCCTTAGAGAAGATATCGTCTCTGTAAGGGCGCATGATACCATAGTAGTTGTACCAAGCTGAACCTAGATTAGAAATCTCGTTCATCTCTTCCTTGGTAATGTCAGGCTTGATCTTGATCAGCTCAGTGATCGGGACCTGCTTTACCTCACCATAGTAAAAGCAATCGTCAAATGTTGGTGACTCGGTGTAACTGTAGACCAGGTTGGCCGGGTCAACGTACTCGACCTTAACACCTGCCCCGGGCAAAAAGTTGTGCTTTGCCCCACCCAGACCCAGCACTGCCAAGTCATAGTTGATTCTTTTCTTAATGTCTGCATAGTTGTTCTGCTCTAGGATCGTGTTGATCGCCTCTTCTTCGGCAATCTCGATGCTAGGCTTGTAATTTAATTGCATATAAAGCTGCAACTCCTCGTCGGTAGATGGCAAGTTTTCAACGTCTGTGTTGAAAGCGTCTACGCCGAACTGCTCCTTTGTCTGGAGCAAGAAGTCCTTTGCAACCATGTCGCCCTCAATCATGTCCTGGAACTGAGACCTCTTTTCAGCGGCCATCGCATCCTGTGCAACGGACTTTACGCGGAAGTTTCTGTCTGCCATCCCGTTGACAACGAAGTCAACGAACTTGGGTATGATTGGGACCGGGGTCCAAGATAAGTTCAAGTACGAAAGGTCTCCGTCGAATGACATCTCCTTCTTGTACTTCTCGACAGACTGCTCACCACGGGCGTACAAACGCAGGCGGTGAAACTCTGTCCACTGGTTGTAGAAACGGCAAGAACCCGCATCTCTGCGAAACCACTCGTACTGAATAGCACTTCCTATCTTTAGGCCATACTCTTTTGAGGCCTTTTCGGCATCAGTGGCCAACTGAGTTGGGAAGCTGCTTGGGCTTATTGCAATGGTTGGTTCTGTCATTATCTTATCAACTGGCTTTCGGAGCCTTTGTTATCGTATTGTGCAAATTTAACGCTTATTTTCGACTTCTGTACGGCCTCTAAATATAAGTGTTTTTGGTTAGCCATAATTGCAAGTCCAGAACTAATAGAAGCATCGTGCTTTGTACGGTTATTGATATCAAATCTGGCCCAGTCCTCAAGTGTCCTAGTGAATGCCATCACGCCCATTTCGTCCGACGGACGGTAAGTTCCCTCCATGTCTATTCCCACGTGCTGCTCGATGTAACTCTCGATAGCCGATGCGTGAGCCTGCTTAATGTCCTCGGAGGTGTTGGGTATGCCCCCGATCTCTATCTCTGTCTTAGAGAGCTTCGCAATGGGCTTGTCGGGCCTGTTAGTAGCGAACGCTCTGTATCCTCTGTTCTTGAAATGATAAAGTAGTCTTGGCTTGTTATTCTCCGCCAGTACCGGCATTCCATAGAAGACACACGCCATCAAAACGTCCTCGAAGAATATCTCCGCGGTCTGTGGCCTTGCGATGTACTCCAGAAAGAACTGGTTGCACGGACCGCTGTCCATGTGGAACTTGGTCATCCCGTGCAGTGATCCGTTAGATCCACCCCCACCTACGGTACCCGAGATATCGTAAGGATCGCATCCGAATGTTCCCATGTGCTCGTTGCCCGGCTTCTTCCTTCCGTTAATGTCGATGACATTGTTAGGCTTGTCAGGGAACCAAGAGATGTAGAACCTGCCGGTATTTTCCGGTGTCCACACAACCTCGCTGTCCTTCTCTCCGTTCTTCCAGTGGAAGTTGCCACGGGTAATCATCTGGCCCTTGATCATGGAGTCGTTGTAATCGATCTGCTGGTATATCTTGGTCAGGTTGAACAGAGACTGCTTGCTCTCGTCACGGAATGCGTGAGACTCCGTGCGTGGGAACTGACGATAGAATTCGTTCAGTGCGTCCGAGTCAGACTTCAATGACTGTACCTCGTTCTCCCAGTAGTCGACAACGCTGTTGGATATCCATCCACCGTCTATACCCTTGATCGGCTCTTCCGGCTTCTCTAGTACCGGCCATCCATGCTCGTCGATGAATCCCTCGAAGTTCCACTCCATTGGGATAAATAGCCCGTACAGCCCGCTCTTTGTCTGACCGTTCTGACTTCGCTTCCTTGGGTCGGAGTCATTGTAAAGTACTTTGTATCCAGAACCACCCTTGTCCATGGCGTTAGAGGTAGAGCCCATCATGCACTTGCCGATGATCCTAGAACCCAAACGAAGACAGGTCTTTGTCACACGCCAGTTGGTCTCGATGTTGTTTGGTGGTGTCCATTTCGCACTCTCGTCATGAATGAGCAGCTTCAGTTTCTCTCCATCGTAAGAGTTGTCTGCAGTGTTCTTCCAGTCGATGGACGTGTCGAGGCCCTCGATGTCCTCCTCGTTCTTGTCCATGTTATTGCGTGTGATCTTAGACGCAGGAACACGGAATCCGAGCTCCGTCTTAGGCTTGTCCATACCGTCCTGGACCGGCTTGAAGAAGAACGGGTAATTTGTAGATATAGGGACGACCTTGTCCGTGAACATGATCTTGGCATCGGATCCGGTCTTGGACAGGATACCGAGCCTTGCATTCTTTGTGATGGTACCAATGTTCACTAGCTCGGATGAGCTCATAAATGAGAATCCAGAACGCCTGTTCTTGAGGTAGCACATGCCGAAGCACCTTGTGTCTGCCTTGCAGGCCTCCCAGTAAATGAAGAATATGCGGTTAGACTCACGGAACTCCGGCAGACCGATATCGATCTTTGTCCACTGGAGGTACATGTAGTGAGTACCGGTAATATATGTCTTTTGCTTCTTGTTGAGGAACCAGAATCCGTGCTCTCTTCTGTCAAACTCTGTCTCGATATAGTCTACCCACTTCCCCTTGAACTGGTTGTCGTACTTGTTCCAGTCGAATATTGTCTTTAGCTTGGAAAGCTCCTTTGGATATTCTTGTGGTACCCACTTGCCCCCGCGGTCCTCTACATGCTTTGGAAACGGCAGCGCTATCTTTAGTCCGTTGATCTCGTAGACCGGTCCGATTGTCCCGTCCTTGGATATGACGATCATGTCGTACTTGGGGTTATAGCCGTACTCCCAAGAGCCTGCCTTGTTGCCCTTGGTCAATACATCCTTTGGTATAGGATCCTTTAAAACCTCGTACAGCCTGCTCATTTAGAGAATCTTTCTGCAAATCCCTTCTTGGTCTCTACAGAGGCAGATACCTTGGCCTCCGGCGTTTCTAGCATGTTTCGCTCCTCCTGTATCCTCTTGAGGATATCGAATGCGTCCATGATGGCCAGCTTCTTGGTGGCAGCAGCGTTCTTCAGCTTGTCTGCAGACAGGTCAGTCTCTGAGTTATTATTCAGGATCGGCTCCTTTGCCACTGCAATCAGCTCGTGTATAGCCTTCTCTGCGGCCTCTATAATCTTTTCCTTGAATTCTTTCTCGGTCATAGTGCCACGCATATGTTCTTGCTAAACATCCGGTACAGCTTCTCTCCGTCCACCGTGAACGGGTACTCGCTCTCCGGCTGGAAACTGATCATGTCACCGTCCTTGAGCCCCTTAGAGTAAAGGTACTCGTTTCCGTACTTGAGGATCCCGACCAGCGGTGCCTCCATGTCAGTACTCTTGATAATAGTGGAGTTATCATTCTCCAATGGCTTTACCATGCAGTACGGGTGCGGCGCCTTCCAGACGTCTTCGTGCTTATACAAAAAGAACTGGTCGAAGTCGATGAAGAAGGTGCTGTCCCTAAAGTGAGAGGGGCCGTACTTCTCCTTTCCGCGTACATCGAAGTACTTTCTGAACACGTTATGGTGTACCATGAGTGTGTCACCGGGAACGATCTCCCCAGTGTAACCGATCGGAGTGGCGATGACCGTAGCAAATCGATTGGTTGCCGTGTGGTCCTCCTTTGATGAGCTCAGTATGAGCCCGTAATCTGTTGTGCTGTCGTAAAGCTTGTCGCCAACAGGCTCTACCACAAAGTAGAGCGGTGATTTCATTTTATTTAAAAGTCTATATCGTATTCGATTGAGATTGGCATGTTGCTGTTGAAGGTCTTCCAAAGCATCATACCAGAGGCATTCTTGATCCAAACGGCTACGGTACCGTCGTCCTTTAATAGCATGAGAGATATCTTGTACTCGCCACGCAGCACGTCCTGACCAAGCACGTAGTGCATGGCATCAGACTTGTAGTCCTGGCCTATAGATACCTTCCTTACGATCATAACGCAACCCAGCCCGTAGACTTGTACTGATACGTTCCTTCAGTTGCGTCTGTCTGGTAAACCAACTGACCGACAACTGGAGATACGATAGCGAGTCTCTGAGCTTGTGTAACTTTAGGAGCTCCCGCTCCGAATGTGTAGACAGCAACCGCATCAACGGTCGTGTTATTTGTCGCACCACCGGCGGGTGTGTTAGACATCAAAAGTTTCTCGGTACCAACTAAAGAGTTGTCTACCGTATAGTTATTAATATTGCCCATCTTTTATTTCTCCTGTGTTTAGGTCGATAACAACGTTACCGTACTTCTCTTGCAATTCTCCTTGCAGGCTTGTCAACTCCTCAGCGGTGTTCTCAATATCAAAGATAAGAGCAGGCTTACGGTTGTTCAAGCGAGACAAGTTTACCTCAATGTCAGCGATCTCTTCCTTTAGGTTCTTTACCTTTGAGCTCAAAGATCTAAGCGATTCTAATTCTTGTGTTTCTAATGATTTCATTTAAGTACAAATCTAAGGATAATAATTAACAATAACAAGGTACCGAAGCCAATTGCCAAAGATTTCCAGAAAGGATCGTTCTTGTACGATACTGTTGGTGGCAAGCTGAAAGGGATCTTGGTGGTAACACGTATGGTATCTGACTTACACTTGGTGTAAACTTTAATTACATTGTCCCTTCGGATCACCTTGGTGTATACAAAGCTATCCTCCATAACAATCGTGTCGTAGCATGTGGTAAAGAAGCTATCTGTAAGCACACGCTCCTTTGTGACAAACTGGGTATCGTGTACTAGCACAGTGTCTCCACCCTTCAGCAGTGAGGGGTCTTTTTTGATAGCACGCTTCAAGTGCCAGTTAGCACTGCACGATGTGAGTAACAATATAGCAATAGCGTATTTTAACATTTCCATCTCTTGCGTGCCTGTCTGAGGCGTGAGTTCGGGTCTGCCGCTGCTTTTGGGAAGTCTGCCATCTGACCAGCGCTGCGAGCACAGAATGACTTACGCCTCTTTGCGTCTGCACTTCCTGCCTTTACCTTGCCCGTTACGGCTGTCTTTAGCTTTGAGCCTGGATTGGCCTTGCGATACGCAGCTACTCCCTTAGCAGTCATGCCCGCGCCCTTGCTCGTTGGCAAGTAGTTGGCACCCTTTCCGGTGGTCGTCTTTGCTATCGGCTTATCCTTCGGCATTGTTCCTGTTCGCAAACTTGTCGATACTTGTGAATCCAAGGCATGCGATCACCACAAACTCAACCGCGGCCACGAGGTCCTTGCTAGGAGCGATCTCTTGTGGGCTCAAGCTGTTGTGTGCCATGGTCGCAAAAAGCACCAAGGCCCCCACGATCCCAACGACACGCTTAGACGAGATCTCGCCCTTGTCTCCCTTGAACATCTCCATCATCTTTTTCATTGATGCAAATTTACTTAATAAATACGATACACATTAAAAAGGTCCGTGTGTATTGTATTTGCTGGGTTTACAGTTATCCACTGCACATTCACTTGTAGAGTATTGCTAATTGTAGTGCTAAATGTTGTATTGTTTTGACTAAAGAAGCCAACACTCTCTGGAGCATTACTAGCGTCCTTATTGAAGAAGAAGGTGCCTGAAGTTGCAATTGATGCCGTTCCCGCAGATCCAATGGCCCTAATTGTAAACGTAATGTACAGCTCCCAGTTTTTATTGGTTGTCGAAGGAAGCGTTATAGTCCCACTTGATGCTAACGTTACAGCCCCTGCCATTATAGTTATCGATATCTGCTCGTTATTGGCAGATGACATTTGGCCAGAGAAGAACGCATTGAAAGAGTCACCAACTTGAAATCCATTTGCTGGGATAGTTAGAGTTCCCACACCACCATCAATCAAGCTACCAGAGGTGGTTACGGGTACGCTCTGCTGTGTCTGTGAGTAAAGACCTCCAGCGTGTAGCAATGAGGTGTTAACGCTTACAGTCACATCTCCGGTCCCAGATGCGGGAGACACAGATATGTACGTTCCGGCGATGATCTTGTCGACCTTCGGCTTTCTCAGCATCTTGAGGATGTGGTCTATAGACTTTAGTACGTCCTGTAGATACTCGGAGTATTTGGTCGGTGGTCTGAACATGTTGGTTATTTCTTGGTCGACTTAGACCCGCTTCCGTTCCGGGCGCGATTGAGCGACTTGCTCTCTAGCACCATCTTCCCGCTCTTGGTGTGCGAAAGGTCTTTCGACATAGCCGCTCTCTTACCGTAGATCCCTCGCTCGCGTGCCTCAGCGTTAAGCTCAGAGCGATACGCCCGGCGTTTGGGGGAAGACTGATACTCTTTTTCTTTTGAATAATCTCGGCCAGTAACTTTGTTACTGCCCGGCCTAGTGTTTTTCCCTGTAATCTTTGCCATCTAAGTACTCTCCTATAATGTATGAAATTCCGATTGTAAAGGTAATGAATAATAGCCCGAACAAGAATCCCTCGAGCATCATTACTTCCTCTTTACATTGCTCACCCGTGAGCCCATGCCCACTCTTGACTTCTCGGCCTTCTTCGCTGCAAGCTTTGAAGGGCTCATCTCTGACCTTGTCACCGGAGTCTTGGAGGATACCCTCTTCGACGGGCGGCAGTACTCGTTAGAGCCACCGGCACCGCAGGCTTTCCCGCTCTTGGTATCTACCCACTTCTCGGATCCCCAACGCTTTAGGTCTGATCCGGCCTTTGTCTTTCTAACTACCCCGGCCCCTTTTCTGCACTTGGCAATTGCTTGAGAAGCCCTGGCAGATGGGAAGACAGAGTACTGTGCCTTTACCTTGGTGTAGCAAGCGTCTTTCATTATCCTTGTCTGTTATACGGTTTAAAGCTTTTGTGCTTGTTAGCGTGCTTGGTATGCCGGCGAAGCTTCCTGCGAGGCTTTGCTCTGAATGTGGATACGTTTGACTTTACCTTGGCCGCCATCAGCTCTTCTTTACAATGCCCTTAACGTAGTAAATGCATGCTAGTACACCGGAGATGCAACCGATCACTCCAACGACCATTGATATAATTGGCTGCCATGCCGTGGCGAAAGATGCTACGGCTGCAACCCCCGTAATTGTTGTGAGGGTATTAGCGGCTGAGTCAGTTTGTTGAATCATTTGGTGTTGGGATTATGCAATAAGGTGAATCGGGGAACTTGGCACAAAAGGTCTTGAGATACAAACTCTCATCACCGCTGAATGTATGCACCCCGCAAGGATTTGGCATTTCTATGGTTAATAAAAACCTATTTTTTATTCTATTTGCTATCATGTTTGAAATTGATGAAGGGTTTACATTAAAATATTTTGCACAATCGTTATGTGAGTCAAATGTCAAATTGCACAATCCAGAATAAACTTTTTTTTGCGCCTTTTTGTGTAAGGCTTTCATAAATTCAAATCCAGAGTGACACTTGCCTTTGTTGGCCGTTCTAATTTTTTCTTTTGTCTCATCAGTATGGACTTTGCCATAAAATGGATTTTTATCGCCTAATGAATTTAATTTTCTTTTTTCGCAAAGTTCTTTTGGCACTTTCCTTCCTGTAAGCGTTGCGCTAATTTTGTTTTTTGTCTCCTCGGAAAATGGTTTTCTTACACGATTTCTTAAGGCATCAGATATTCTTTGCCTTGTTTCAATTGACATATTTTCAACAGTTGGCCCTCCGCCCAATGCCGTGTTTTTCATGTTATAACTTTGCCTATCTCGTGCGGCATCTAAATACAATAAAAAAAACTCCTCCGCTTGTCTAAAATCTTGGCCCGTATACAAAATAGAACGAATCATTTTATTTTGATTTTTTGCGTATGCGTTTTGAAAAACCTTACCGCTACCAATATACCCATCATCTAATTTGCCATAGTGTGACCCGATATACCATTTCTGGTTATCAATGTTTTCCCATTTGTATACTATGCCTATTTTATTTTGCATTTAATTCTGGCAATTTGCAATATTCACTATCTGGGAATTTACGGCAAAAACTTTGTAAATACAAATCATCACAACCAGCAAACGTATGTATTCCGACTGGCGACGGAAATACCTCATACGGCTCAAATTGTTTTGGTGGTTCTGCATAAAATAGAATATCAACCGCCCATTTATCGGACTGCTTGGTACACACGGGTTTGTCATCCACTTGCCCCCACTCTAAACAAATAAATCCTATCTCAACTACTGCACAATTAACCCAAGAAGTTTGCTCCCCGTCGGGTGTGGTTGTAGTTTGCTCTATTAACTTGCGAAGTGTTGCCCATTGTGTAGGGGTGAACTCAAATTTCAAAAAGGTTTTCATAAGGTAGTTAGTGAGGCAAGTTCTGCGTTTGTTAATCTTGTAGTAAAAGACAAAAATTGATTTACCTCCTTTTTGCCCATTGTATAACTATTGCTTGGTCCGCTAAAATTAAAACTTCCCATTCCGCTTGGTGTGGTTATTGACGAACTTGTGTTCAATAAAGAACCATTCACATAAAAAACGCTATTTGTACTATTCCAAGCAACTGCAAATTTGATTCGTGTTGCTGGCAATGCACCAAACATCCCTGTTGCTTGAACCACTCCGCCCGAATAAATTTCAAAATAATAATCTTGGGTTGGATTTGTAAACACATTAACGCTATTTGCAAACGTCCCATCGTTTACGCTCATTATGCAATCATACCCCCCCGCCGTTGGCTTCATTACTGCATCAATAAAAATTGTTCCTTGACTCTGCCCAATCAAACTACTTATCCCCGTCTTAAAACAAGCATCCGCCACCCTTGTGGCACTTGCTGAGGTGGTTTCGATTGCACTTGTTACATACGAACTTTGTTCAATCTGTAATCCCCAAATATATAATCCATCCGTTCCGTTGGCGTTAAATGTTCTTGCACCACTCGAATCGCTTGGGGTTAACAAAATACGCAAATCTGTTCCACCCGTTGTGCCCGTATTTGTCAAACGAATCCAACCATTACCCATATCAGTTGCGTTATAACTTGTAACACCACCACCAACATTAAAAAAAGTATTTGTTGAAAATCTATAAGCAACCGAGCCCCACGCCGCTGCGCCTCCCGTACCAAAATATAAATAATCTGAATCTTTCTTTTTAACAAAAACACTTGCCGTAAATATAACGCCACTTGAAACACTTGCGCCGCCCGTAATTAAATAGTGGTCTGATGTTCCCGCACTTGGTGTTATTGTATCTGCATTTTGAGTTCCATCTGGGCTTGTTGCGGTGTTCGCCGTTGCCGACATATTGTTAAGCCCTTGTTGTGTTGCATCGTTAGAATAAGTAACCAAATTCGTACTCTGCTTCTCCAACAACAAACTTGGACACCCGCCCCCGCCATTTTGATAAGTTAGGCGTGGAACATTTAAGCGGTCGGTAGTGGGGAAATAGGGTTTGGCGGTTGAGCCGATGTTTAGTTGTGCGCCCCAAATGAATGCCCCGCTCGTTCCGTTACCCGTAAATCCCCCCGCGCCTCCCGTTGGTCTTATGCGATAATATAAATCAATGGTTGACAAACTTGCATTACTTCCGCTTATACCACATTTTAGCCATCCGTTACCTACGCTTTCAATCGTTGCCGTTCCCGCATTTGTAAATGTGTAAGTTAAATTTACCAAATCAAAGGTAGCACGAACTAAGTAACTTGACCCATTATAAATACCCCAATCAAAAAAATTGTACCCATTTGGCTTTACATAAATAAAAGCGGTTAATTCCCCAACTTGGCTTGATAATCCAATGCCTCTATAATGGTCATCATTCACCGCCGTTGGCGTTACTGTGTCAGCCGTTGATGTTCCGTTGGGTGCGGTTGTGCTATTTGCCGTTACTGTGGTCGCATTTTGTGATGTCCATTGTGTTTGGTCTTCTGAATACTCCGCTATATTCCACGGCGTAACCTCCACCAACCCCGCACTATTTATTCGTGTTCCGTTGGATGCTCGGGTCAGCTGTAGATCTCCGCTTCCATCTAAAGGTATTTGGCTATATACTACGTCCTCCTTGTATCCACTCGGGATAAGGACTAAACTTGCTTGCTCTAATAGGTTACTCATGCTTGTCTCTTTTGATATTTCTATTGACATGGCTGCACAGTGGGCGCAGATTTGTATAGTGATTCAAAGATAACACTTCTTCTGGACTTTTTGCTGTGCACAGTGGCACGATATGGTCGATGTCCCATCCATAATTAAAATCACCGTTGTACAGGCCCTTATTGTCCCAGTTCATCCATGGATCGAACTGGTCCTCAATGTATTCCTTGAATTCTGAGAAGCTGCAGCCGAGGATATCCTCTGTCTTCTTGCTCTTGCTGGTCCCGTTGAGCGCCTTGATCAGGACCTTTCTCATATGGACCTTTATTCTGTATACCGGGTCGATCTTAGCCCTGTCCTTCCCGTACTGGTTCCACCTCTCCTTGTTCAGCTGAAAGTAATCTTTTCTTTTTTGCTTTAATAGTTCCGAGTTGTCGTCTGCGTACTGCTTGACCCTCTCTATTATAGAGCCCCTGTTCAGGATATAGTATTTTTTTGACTTTTCGGAGGACTTGTCTGGGTTATTTGCCCTGTGCACCTTCTCTAAAAACGCCTTGCACTCCTTGCATGTCTCCTGGATCCCGCTCCTCCTAGAAGAGTTTATTCCAAAGTTCAGTAGGTCCTTAGCCTTCCCGCACTTTGTGCATATTTTTAATATGTCTGTCGCTACGTGACCGAAGTCATCGTAAAGATTTACAACGAAAGTTGCTGTATTCCCCGTGTTGCGCATGCTGATGCTTCCTGGTAACCCCCAGAGGCTGTAACACGTGTTGAGTATTGTGATGATAAGTTGTACCCTGATAATTTGTTCTTGGCGCACCCTACAGCCTCTAAGTAACCGCCAGCCGCTGTTACCCTGTCCACGTAAAGGTTCATAATGTAGTCAGCCCCGTTGTAACGAGGGTACATTGATCCGATGACGTTGGATATGCTTATTTGCATCTTACCAGAGAGCTATAATGCCAGTTGCTGTTGTGCCCGTAGAGTAAACCCTTGTCACCTGTACCGGGAAGAATGAACCTCCGTTGACACCTACGAATGTAATAAGATCACCGCCGACGGTCTCGACCTTTAGGTCTCCAAAGCCGCCAATGTACAACACGCATCCGTTGTTGCTAGTTCCACCGGTAACCGATGGGATGTCTACGGTATCTGATGGGCTGACCGCTGCCGCTCTGCCCGATTGTAATTTTAAGTACATACTACAAAGATAAACAAAAATACCAGTCCTTGTGGGAGTGGTATCCTTTTAAATTTTTAGTGATGCGATTACTCTTCAGTGACCTCGCCAAACTCAATGTCTGGCATATTGTTGATCACCTCAAGTGCCTTTACGATGTTACTTACTTCCACCAGTCCAAAGCAACCTTTTGCAATGGCGATGTTCAATGCTTCCGCAATGATTTGATTTGATGTTTTGATGTCCATATTATTCTGCTACTGACCACGGCAATGGTGTGTTCTGCGGTGTAACGGGAGGGTTGATTTGAGAATCAATCTGTCCTTGAATACAAGCCTCTAAGTTAGATACTCCGTCAACGCCCAATTCGTCTTGAATCCAAGCAATGACTATTTCATTGGTTAAGTCCTCGTAAGGCACGAAAGGGCTAACGCTCTCTGTCGAGAACCTTGCGATGTTTGAAAGGGAGGCGGTGTACTCACCATCAACTCCTGTTACCTCATAGTTAGCGATTACTACATAATTTTGCTCACCATCTACCGTTTCGGTATACAGGGCGGTTACGTTCCAAGTGTATGTTGTCATGTTGCGAATTTAGTTAATTTTATGCCTTAAGTAAAATTTTGTATGCAGTGCCGTTAATAAACACAGACCACGTTTTGTCCGATACGACTACTTCGGTGGTAACTGCACCATTTGGAAACGCAGATGAACCAAAACGCATT